CCGTCCGCTTTGTAGATTTGGAATCCACTGGAAGCGTTTGCGCTCGTAGTCGTGCTGCGGTAAAGCCGCATGTTGGCGGCACTTGCAGTTACAAGCGGAAAATCGACGTTCAGGATTGTCGCTGCGTTGCTCACGCCGACGTTCAACGCCGGGTTGTTTGGGTTGACTCCGCGCAGCGTAAGGTCGTTTAGAAATGACGTGCCCCCTGTGCGCAGAGTTGTCACCTTGAATAGCGGGTCATCGAGCACGGTTCCGCTGTCAACGCCCGGAATGTATGTGACTTGGCTTGTGCTTGCCGTGGTCTTGATGCTGTTTACAGCGCTTGTGATGCTGTTGTTGCTGACAAGGACGTGCTGTGCGTCGTCGAGGTAAATCGCGGACGTGGCGTTGCCGAGGCAGTTGAGATTGTTGTCGCTGATCGTTACGCCGATCCCAGTGGACAGGATCGAAACCATTGCGCTTACCCCACCTCCGCCGTATGCGGTGGTCATTTCGCACTGGTTTTTCATGATCTTCGCCCCAAGAGCACCTTTGATCGCGATAAACCTAGACGCGCCCGTGCAATTATTCTCTGAGAAATTGAAACAGGAAGCACCAGAGACGCCGTGCCAGTCAAGGATGTAGCTTGTGCTACCAATAAGCTGGAACGTGTTCCGGAGAATGTTGCACGAATCCCCTCCGCCGCTCGCGGTGGTGCCGATGCCTCCACCCAGGAAGTCATAGAACAGGTTCCCGATGATATTAACAAGTGCAACCCCGTTGACTGGAACGGTGTTGTTGAAATAGATGCCCCAGTACCCAGTATTAACGTGGCGGCAGGTGCATCGCTCAATGTTTACATTGGCAACATTGCCCTCAAATTGGATCCAATTTCCTCCCAATCGAGCGCCGGAGGTGCCCATCCATGAGGAAATGTCGTAGATCGAAGAGCGTCCCAAAACGCTTGTAAAATTGAGCAACGTCGCCCCGGCCGGGAATGATGCTGCCGGAGAAATGTCCGTCGTCCTGTTGAACGCCGATCCCTCTCCCTGAATCACCAGCGGCTTGTTGATTGTGATCGTGTTGGTTACAACGTATAGCCCAGCCGCAAAGTAAACAGTTCCACCAGAAGGAGCCGCCGCGATGGCGTTATTGATTGCTGCCAGATCGTCCGTGGCTCCGTCGCCCTTAGCTCCGAACTGGCGGACGTTGATGTCTCCAGCAGTCAAAAGCAGATACCTTCCAGCCCCAGCAGTCGGAGCGATAACCGTTCCCCCGTTGTCAACCGCAACCGACGTGGAATCGTAGACGTACGTTCCCTGGCCACCATCGTTCTCGGTGTAGTAGCCAGCGGTCACAATCAACTGACCATCTGACAGTTCAGCCACGTTCAACGCCTTTATTGCGGCGATGTTTGCCGCATTCAACGCCGAATCTTGGGTTGCGAACTCAACTGTACCTTCAACGGCGTCCGTCAGCTTCAATACTTGGCCGGCGGTTGCTGTTCCAGCGTAAACACCCGGCGTGATCACGTGCAGGTTGGTGATTGCGCGGATTGTCGTGTCTCCGCCGTCCAGATATGCGGACGCGACGCCGTAGAGATTGAGGGTGCTTGAATCCAGTGTGAGAGTGGCGATGTCTTCAAACTCTAGGTCGTTCGTTAGGTTGCCGTCGTACAGCAACTTGGCCGAAAGAACGTTCGTCCCGATGATGGTCGCTCGTGCGTTGATCTGCTCTTGGACGTTGCCGGTGGTGTTCGTCAGGTGCCATTGCTTGACCTGCGCAAAGCACGCGGCGGACAGAAGGAAGAGGATGATGAAGAAACGGATCATGCGCCCCATTCAGAGTTCGAGGTTCCCGACGTGTTCTTGTACCAGACGGTCGTACCGCTTGCGGAGGACTGGAAATAGATGGCCGGACCTGTCGCGGTCACGTTCCCGTTCGGTTCTGCGGTCCCGGAAGAAATTGCACGCGACCCGACAATCAGGTCCGCGATCTTGATGCGTTTTGTGACGCCTGCCGATACGTCCACGATGGGGATGTAATCGTTCGCCGGGTCAACTTGACCGGCGGTCATCAGCGTCAGCTTGCTTGTCTTTGTGCCCATGTTGAGAAGTGAGGCCGGCAGGGAAACCCATGAAACCTGCCGGCCCCGTGCGTTTGCGCTGTTAGGCGCGGAGCTTGATCGTCGCCGAAAGCGCGGTCTGGTCGCCGGTCGTGGCGCTCATTGCGATGTTGATTCGGACGTAGCGCCGCACGTAAGTCGGCAACACAACGACGCGCTCCAAGGCTGCCGTGGCATTCGACGCGCCCGTGAGGACGATGGTCGAAAGGCCGGTGATGGCGGCGAAGGCGGAGTTGTCCGCCGAGTCCTGGAACGTGACGGTGATGGTCTGCCCTGTCGCCGTGGTCGTGGCCGGGATGTTGAACAACAGATTCGTGTGCCGACTCACCCACTCAGGCGACGCCGTGAGAAGGTCAATGGAGCTGGAATTGTTGTTGGTGTTCTGCGCGGGAAGAGACCGCGTGATGGTCAGAAGAGCGTCTTCAACGGAATGAATCATGGTCGTTGTCTCCTTATTCGATGGTGTCGGTGTTCAGGATGGAATCCGTGACCACGATGGGGATGCCGTTGTAGTCCGGAACGCTGGTCGCAAACACGGGCGGCGTGCGACTGGTTGCCGATGGCGCAACGCCCGGCTGCGAGAAAATCGTCACCGGGCGGGAACGCGAAAGCTGCCCGTGCGACCGGCGAGACATGAAGAACGCGTCAGGCGTGAACCCAACCGGGAACTTCTCCAGCAACTGCGAAATGAGCGAGTCGCTGGCCGTCTTGCCGCTGTCGGCAGTCACGTTCAGGATTCGGCCCACGCTGTTGATGTTAATCCGCTGCATGCCGATGTAGGCAGTCAGCTCGGCAACGCGACCAGCGAACTTGCCGCCGGTCGTGGAGTTGGTCAGCTGCTGATCGCGGAACTCGGACAGCTCCAAGGTTTGGTTTGCGCCAAACACGAGGTGGATGTCCTGGATGCCGAACTTTACAGCGTAGATCGAAGACGCCGTGGTTGCGGTCGTGCCAGTCGCGTCCACGACAATCTCAGACGTTCCAGCGGCAGCAGTCTTTGGCGTGAACGCCTTCAGGCCGACGAAGCCCTTGGAATCGTAGGAGGTGCCGTAGAAGATTTGGCGGCCGATGTAGCGCATCGCGGCTTGGGCAATGCGGCTGGACTCGATGGACTCAAGGCTGGGGAGCCCGGAGCCCTGCGAAGCGCGCTCGACGGCGAGGTCGATTTCAACCGCGCCGCGGAAGATGCCGCACGTCACCATCTCCTTGCGGAGCGTGGTCTTGGTCAGCGCGGGACCGTCGTTGGCTGCGGTGAATCCGACAGTGGGATCACCCGAAGCGATGACGGCTTCGTAGTTAGTCCCGGCGATCACCCGAGACGGGAAGATCATGAGTTCCGGAGCGTACCGGAGATTCTCTTCAATGAGCCCGACGGCAACGTCGTTTTTCTGGAGTGCCGCGGCCTCAAGCATTGTATGAAGTGGCATGCTTGTCCTTTGTTAGTTGTTGCTGTTGCCAGCCTCGCGACGAGCGCGAAGCGCGGCCTCCACGCGGTCCAATCCGACCGCAGCGGGAGAGTGGTTGTTGTTGGCCTCGGCTCGCGCATTGTCGACCGGCTTGGTCTGACCCTGCGAAGCGAGGATCTCGGCAGCCTCCTTGGAAGCTGCGGTTTTGATTGCGGCGGCAATGGCGGCCTTGTAATCGGTCGCCTTGGCTTCGATACCGGCAGCGGCAACCAAAGCGGCGAGCTTGTCGCTTGCGTCCTTGGCTTGCGCTTCCGCGGCATTGCGAGCGTCATCGGCCTGCTTCACTCGCGCTTCAATGTGCGCGGAAATGAAGTCGGCCTTGTTCTCCTTTTCAGCGGCTTCGATAGCCGCATCAGTCACCCCAAGCGAGGCGACCGCGGAGGCGAGGAACTTCTCGCGCCCCGTCTCACTAACGCCCAGAAGGGCGAGTAGTTCCTTTTTCAAGTTGGTCCTTTGTTTATCGCCGGCCTGAATAGCCGCGAAAGCTGTTGGGGTCCGCTTATAGCGACCCTCTGAAATGGAAGCCTTGGCAACGGGAGCGTCGAAGACCTCGGTTGCGAAGCCGGCGGCAAGCGCGGCGTCGCCATCCATCCAGGTCTCCACGTCCATCATCTCGCGCAGCTCCTCCTCAGACTTGGAAGAAGAGCCCTTGTAGAGTTTCACAAGCGCGCTGGTGATGCCTTCGAGGATGTCAGCCTCCTTGCGCATGTCGTCCGCGCTTCCTTGGGTGTAGGACCAAGGGTTGTGAATCATCACAAACGCAGCCTTGGCCATCTTTCGCGCCTTGCCGGCGGCAAAGATCACGGAGGCGGCAGAGGCAGCGAGCCCATCGGTCACGGTCTCCACGTCCGGCAAACGCGACAGCATCGAGTGAATCGCGATGGCGTCGAATACGTTGCCGCCGGGGCTATTGATGCGAACCACGATCTTGCCGCTCAACGCCTGAATCGCGTTGTGGAACGTCTGCGCCGTCGTGCCCCAGAACCCGATTTCATCGTATATGAAAACCTCGTTTGGAGCGCCTTCTGTGGCGGCTGCGCGGATGTTGTAGAATTGGTTCAAGGTTGCTCCTCCTGTGTTTGCTGGATGGCTTCGGCTACGGCCTGCGCTGGATCCACCGGAGCGCCTCCTGGATTGATGATTGCCGTCAGCGGGACGCCCGTTTCATCGGCCACGCGTTGCGCCGTCAGGTAATCGCTAGCCCTTGCGCGGCAATGGCTTTCAACGTCTCCCCCGTCTTCGCCAACGATGTCGGAAAGCGTGCGGATTCCGACGTTGAAGTCCTCGCGGCGGTTCTGGCTATCGCGCCCGATGTCCACGGAGAACTTGGGCGGCGTGCTGAAATCCCAGTTCCACCAATCGTCTGCGAACGGGATGTAACCGCGACTTATGTAGACCGCGACAGCCCATTGCAGGAGCGTCATGGCCGGCTTGTGCATGACTGCGATGCGGTTGTCCACGGCGCGTTGAACCTGGCCAACCATGGAGCGCACGCTCGTGCCGTTGAGCTTGGACGCGTCCCATGCGAACTCATACGGGAGATCCATCCCAGCGAATGCTCCGCGGGTGATGTACTCCATGAAGTTCTGCCAAGCCTCGCCCGGCTTGTTGTTGTCGAGGCTGGTGATCTCGCCGGACGCCTTGATGTATCGGATCAGGCCGCGTGCGATGGTCTGCGTTTGCGGCTCCATGCTCGTGTTCCGGCTGCCTCCACCAAGGGCAGAAGCGGGAGCGCGTCCGGCGTCGTTCTTTTCGATGTAGGCGATGGAGGAGCGCGCCTTGATCCCGATCTTTTCAGCCTCTCTGGTCTCGCCCAAGTCGTACCAATCGAGCACGGCGCGAATCACGGACGGGATCCCACGGGCCTGCGAATGCCATTCAGGATCAAAGAAGTGAACAACATCAGAAGCTGGGTAGATGTTCCACTTGTGATTCGTGTAACGGTCCGCAGACGGCGGGAGAATGTTGTACCCAACCGGCTTCATGTCGTCGTCCATGATGACGCCGGCGGACACGAAGCGGCCTTCGTACCCCGCGGTCTCCGGAGTCTTTGGAACCGTCTGGACACCTGAATAGCCAAGCGTCGGACTGCCCACCCGGTGCGCCTCTAGCCACTGGATGCGCGGGGATCCTTCGGGCGTGATGCGTTTGATGGCAAACACGTCGCCGTCCCGATCCATGCAGAGCGATGCAAGACGCAGGCCCATGCGCCAGTCGTACACTCCGCCGCGCACGTCGCAGAGGTTGGCCCATCGCGCCAGAAGCGGCTTGGTAGAAGCGCGGAATCGGTCGTCTGCGCCGATGTAGAGCGGTGCCCATGCAGCCCCAACGACGTAGTTGGCGAGCTTCCGGACAGCGCCAGAAACCATCCCAGAGCCGCTGTAGATATACCGGCCGTCGGAGATCATCGCCGAGTGCCGATGCTGCTTAAGGAACTCCGTGGCGTCCTTGTTGAGCGTTGGACGCCAGCCACGTTGCCCGCTCTCCTGCGGGTCTGGATACAGCCCAGTCGAAGCGCCAAAGGATCCGCCGGCGGGCGGCATGAGATCCGCGGCGGACGCCATCACAACCCGATTACGTTTTGCGGCACGGCGGCTCATCGCGCAGCGTAAACGGTTGAGGTTGCGGTTGCTGTGACGCAGCTATCTACCTGCGCTTGGGCGTCTTGGATCTCCGCCTGCCACTCCTCCAAAGACCAACCGCGACCGTTGCCGTAGGAGAAAGAGCGTCCGTTGATAGACGCGGACTGGATCCCGCCCGGCCCGTGTGTGGCCTTCTTTACGGCGGCTTTGTACCGCTCAAGCTCTGTTTCAAGCTCGGCAGCTGTAAAGCCAAAGTAAGGTCCGTGTTGAACGGTTTGCGCCATCAGTTAGCGCCAACCATAACCGGAGCGTGCTGGATGCAAGTTATTTGTTGACGGCCTCGGCGTTCAAAAAGCCTGCCATGGTCGCCGCAAGGATCTGCATCGTCTCACAGTCGAAGTAGTGGTTGTCCGATTGGATCCGCTTCCATCGCCACTCGAAGCTCACGTTGTCCGCGCCGAAAACCTTCACCTTTGCTTCCGCTGCCATCTGCGCCTTGTACTCGTCGCCGCAATCTTCGGAAGCGGTCCACATAGGAAGGTCGTCGGGTCCTGTGGTAGATCGCAGGATTTCCATTCTGTCCTTCGCGGCATCCGCGACAAAGAACCACTGACGGACTCGCTTTGGAATGCCGTCGTATTTCTTCCCGGAGAACGGGTCGAGAAGCCGGCCCTCGTCGTGCATGTGCCACGTTCCGTCGTTATGCTTAAAGGCGTTTCGCTTGTAGGAGTTCACGCAGTGGAACCCGTATTGCGCGCAGATTTCGAGGACTTCGCTCGTGTGATATTTTGAGTCGAGGAACACGCGAGAATCTGCCGTCAGGACCAACTCACCAAACGGAAGCCGCTCCTCCATCCATTGGCCGTGAAGCACTCCGTTGTCAGCGCAGAACTGTTGGACCTCCTGACGCGTCAAAAGCTTCGCCCGCGCTACCAGTCGGGAGCGTCCATCTGCTGACCACTGGCGAACGATTCCCCAGAAGTGATTCCTTTGAACGTCGATGGTTGCGAATCGCCACGGGTTTCCGTTGGCGTCGATTGCCTCATCGGGCCACGGAGCGCCCAGGATGTACGGGCCAACTTCAATCGGCTTGTCCATGACGCGGGCCTGACGCGAGCTGTCGTAAGGCTGCATGGCGCGCTTGATGATGAACTCGCGCAGCAACTCGGAGTCGCCGTTGCGAAGCGCGTTTTGCGCCTGCAACCAAAGCGCGCACACTTGCCGCCAGTCGTCGGTTGCCAAGCTGTTGAAGCGATACCCAACAACCGAAGGGTTGGGCGTCGGGTTGCGCTGGATGTAGCCTGCGCCTCTTGCGCGGTCGTTCATCTTCCGCTGGATCTCTAGGCTCCAGTGAATCGGCACCTGGCAGCATGGAGGAATCATTCGGCAAGTCTGCGCGCTCGGCTCAACCTGATAACGTCCAGACTCGTCCGTGATGCGGTCCCACTCAAGGATCCTGTCCGACCAATCCGGCACGAAGACGGAGGAGCAATGTGGGCAAACCATTTGCCAGTCGTGACGTGTGGACGTTTCCCAGAGCACGTCCAGGTCATGGCCTTTGTCTGGCGCCGTCGTTGGAATCACGGCCTGACGCAGGAAGTCGAAGCTGTCGGCGCGCATCATGATTTCAGCGATGGCGCGAGGTTGGTACTGCCAAGCTTCGTCCATCACGATCTCGCGGGCGGACCTGGAATTGCGGTGCGCGACAACGTCAGCGGAGAGCATCTCAAGAGGCGCGTTGTGGAAGCGGAACATCATGTTTCGCCCGCGCTTGTCGGGGTCTGTGTAACGCGTCCACTGAACCGATGGCGTGGATTCAAGCAGCGGCTTCAACTTGGTGTCTGACACCGAACGCGCATCCGTCGCTGTCTTGCTGTACCAGAGTTGACGCCTCGGCTCGATGGCGAGATTGCGCAAAACCCGAAGCTGGGCGAGGAGCGTCTTGCCACGTTGCGGCGGCATCATGAGGATCGTTGTCTTGCCCATGCCGCTGTCCAGAGCCTCGGCTGGCTCGATCATCATCGGCCAATCCTCTCGGCGGAATGGTCGGCCATCGAGGGCGATGAAGCGCTCCGCGTGCGTCAGTGTGCCGGCCCAGCGTTTCATTCAACCATGCCTTCCATCGAAGACCTCAGAGCGCGCACCGCCCAATCTGGAAGCCCGTGCTCCACTTCGCTCGCTGCGGTTTGCTCGAAGGCTGACAGGTATGGACCGGCGACCATTGCGTCCGTCAGGATGGCGTGGATCTCCACGGGATCGGAAACGCCCTTCAACTTCCGCGTCACGTCGTCCGTGATGCGTTGCAACCCGTGAGCGGTGTTGATGGCAAGCCCGCGGCAAAGCCTCTCAAACTCGCTGCGCGGGATGCTGTCGTCCTCCGTGCGCCCCTGACGACGCAATTGCACCATGGCGTCATTACGCTGCTTGGCGAGGCTTCCGCGTTGCGATGCCAGCTCAAGGCCGATTTGCACGCCACCAGTGCGGAAGGCGTCCATGGCCAGCCGGTCAACCTGACGCAGCATCTCGTCTAGGTCGTCGATTTCCCCCTTGAGGTCGCGCTTGGGTTTTGGCGCGTCGTCCGCCACTTCTTCAGGCGCCTCCCATATTTCCGTCGCCTGCGCGTCCATCCATGCGGCAACGCGCCGAGGGTTCACGCGGGAGTTCTCGAAGCCATCGCCTCCGCGTTCCTTCACGGCCTTCAACCTCGCCTTGGGAATACCCATCACGGCGGCGGCTTGCGCCATGGAGCTGCACCACTCGGGCCACACGTCGCGTTCCGTGTGTCGCATGGCTGGATTTTCTGGGGTTGTGTTCAAAGGGCGTAGGAGCTTCGCCATATGCAGGCTTTTCCCGCCCAAAAAGATTCCTTACCGCGGTCTGGCGTGTGGAAATAGTGCATATGCAACGCAAACGCACGATTGCAATGCATTTCATCACCACTCCGCCCCATTACGCTTGACGCGTTCACGCTTTCCCCCCTTTTGAATCCCCGTCCCGAGTGTCAATGCCGTCTCCACCCCATGCCCATCGCTTTACTCGCGCTTTGGCCATGATCGCTCTGCATTCTTCAGGCGTAAGCTTGTGACTTAGCGCGTCAATCTCCTCTCGCGTGATTGGTTGCGGCTTCTGGATATGCCAAAGGCTAGGCGTCAATGTGCGCAAGGCCGTGTCTGTTCTTGCTTCGCTTCTTCTCATTCCAGTTCCTTCATCTTATCCCTTAGGATCTCCTGCTGCCGTTCGATGTCATCCAAAGCCTTCTGCGCTTCGTCTAGCGCGCTCTTGAGCCCATTGCGTGCTTTCGCTGCGGCATAATACGCCGAGTTCAGCATGCGCATAGCCTTCTCCATCTCTTCGTAAGCGTTCTTACCTTGATCATCGGTTCCCGCCTCAGAAAGCGCCTCGCGCAACTGCCTCTCTCCGTCGTCGTCGATGCACCACTTCAGATCTCGCAACCTGTCCACGATTTGATCAATGCTCACTCGCTCCTCCTTTTTCCCGTCGTTGACTTCCCAATCTTTGCCGGCCGTCGCTCCAGCGACCCCTCCCAGCCTTCGCGTCTGACTGGCTCATGGTCTTGGTACCTTCCGCCAAACAAACTCAGGCACCATTGGCTGTGTTGCAATATCGGCTCCCACTCAAACCATCGAAGGACTCCGGTGGGCTGATACGCGGCATAGTTGGCCCACGGCGGGGCCTTGTCCCATGGGATCTTGGGTAGAGGTTTCATTCGCTCCTCCTCGCAGCCTTCCAAGCCTCATATTGCATTTCCCTCACCCATGCGGTGTCTACGTTTCGCGGAGTGGCCCACTCACGCCACCATTGCAAAAACTCCTGACGCTCTCTCACGGCCTTTTGAACGGCTTCGTTGGCCTTGGCCTCATCGCTCCAGATTGCTGCTTGGTTCATTCGGGTTTCTCTTTCTCAATCGGTGTAAACTCCGTCAGTGATTTGTGAAACATGAAAGGCACGTCGATTTGGGACGTTCCGCGCCTGAACTTGGCGACGTGCAAGTTGACCTCGATCATGTCCGGGTCGTCCTCAAACTCAGTTGCCTTGCCCGCCCGGTAGAGCATGCCAACAAAGTCGGCGTCCTGCTCAATCGCCCCAGACTCTCGCAGGTCTGAAAGTCGCGGCTTGCGGTCCTTGTCCTTCTCGATGTCTCGGCTCAACTGGGCGAGGGCGATGACAGGCAACGCGAGTTCCTTGGCCAGCCTCTTGATGCCTCCGCTGATCTCGTCCACCTGCTCCCTGCGTTGAATCTTCGGGCTGCCGCTGACGAGTTGGAGGTAGTCGATAA